TTCTGATGAAAGTCAAGCATTGAGAGATGGCAAACTGTTTCACACAATGATTTTAGAACCGCACAAGTTAAACGATTTGGTTATAGTTGATGTAGCAACTAAAGCAGGAAAAGAATACAAATTAGCAAAGGAACAAGGTTTAGAAGTATACACAAGAAAAGAATACAACGATGCTGAACGTTTAACAGATGCTTTAATGAAAAACAATGAGGTGGTTTCTTTAATGTCAAAATGTCAAACAGAAATCCCAGCAGTAGAAATGATTGATGGAATTGCATTTAGAGCAAAAGCAGATATCTTACAACCAAACTTGATTATAGATTTAAAAACTACAACAGGTGTAAAAGACTTTAGATATTCAGCAGATAAATATAGCTACGATTTACAGGCATATCTTTATAAAAAGATGTTTGGTGTTGATGACTTTGTTTTTGTTGCAATAGACAAAGCAAGTTTAGATATAGCAATCTTTGAATGTTCAAATGAGTTTTACGATAAAGGACAAGCAAAGTTAGAACAAGCTATTTCAAACTATAAATACTTCTTTGGAGATGAAGATATGGATTTAAATCAATATGTATTAAGAGGAATATTATAAGTTATGAAAATAAATTTAACACATAAAATAAACAATGATAAGTATACAGAATATATTTATGAAGCATTTGATATTCAAAACAAAGAACAATCAAATGTAATTGTTGAAGCTAATTTAGAACATTTACCTAAAGAATGGAACATAGGTGTTGTTTATGGTGGTTCTGGTACTGGTAAAACTACTATATTAAAAAATTATTTTAAAAAAGAAATGGATAAATCATATTTTGATAATTCTAAATCTTTAATCAGTAATTTTGATTGGTTAGAACCTAAAGATGCTACTTTTTTATTATCTGCTATGGGATTGAGTTCTGTTCCAACTTGGTTGAGACCATTTAATACACTTTCAAATGGTGAACAATACAGAGCAAATCTTGCTTATATCGTAGGAAGTGCATCAGAAAATGAAGTAATATTAATTGATGAATATACATCAGTAGTAGATAGAGATGTTGCAAAAGCTATGAGTAATGCATTGCAAAAATATATTAGAAGAACTAATAAAAAAATTGTACTTGCATCTTGTCATTTTGATATAATGGAATGGTTGCAACCTGATTGGATTTATTCACCATCTAAAGGGCGTCTTGAAATAGCGCCGTCACTTCGGCAACCAACAATTGAACTTCAGATATTTCGATGTAGATATGAAACTTGGAAATTATTCAAGCACAATCATTATTTAACTGAAGATTTAAATAAAGCGGCTAAATGTTATGTAGCTTTATTTAATGATAAACCAATAGCTTTTATGGCAATATTACCATTTCCAAGTGGTGTAATTCAAAATGGTTACAGAATATCAAGAATAGTTGTGTTGCCAGATTTTCAAGGATTAGGAATTGGATTTAAATTTTGTAATTGGTTTGGTCAAATTTATAAAAATGACAATAAAACAATGTATATAAAAACATCTAATCCAGCATTGTGGTCTGTTTTTAATAATTCAAAAAATTGGTTGTTTTGTGGCGAAACTAAAGGAGAAGAAAAAGCTGAAATGATGCAATCCAAAAAACAAAAAACACAAGGAGAATATAATACATCAACAAGAATATCTAAATCATATAAATTTATAGCTATGAATAATTACGAAAATACAGATTTAATAACTTTTAATGCTGATGCTTGGAAAGATGTAGCACAAAATCAAATAGCGATGTTTTAATGAATCATATTTTAGACATACAAGATAAATATTTCAATGACATAAAAATAGGAATAAAAACATTTGAAATAAGACGTAATAATAAAAATTATCAAATAAACGATGTTTTAACGTTAGTTAATTTAAAAACTAATGAAGTGATTACAAAAACAATTATATACATAACAGACATATCTATTTACAATATAAATGATATATTAATATTAGGAATAAAATAAAATTATGAAAAATCAAACCAATTTATTTTTTGATAATAAAATTAGTGAATATTTCACTGGAAAAATGAATTTGTATCTTGGAGATATAGATTTTAAATTTGCTGATGAATTTGTAAATATAACTGCTGAAATAAAAACAATTTCAGAAAATAATATATTTACAGGAAAAAAATTAACATTTAATCAAGCAAGAGAATATGCTTGTGATGTAAATTTAAAAGATAATTTAAATAGAATTAAGAAAAATTATTTATTTGAATATCATAAATACGTTAAAGAACCTTATGTTATTGTAGTTCCATTTAATGAAATTACAAAAAATGAAAAAATAGCAATTGATTTTTTAGATTTAAAAAATAGCAAAATGTTATACGTTAATAAAGATGAACAATTAAATCAATGGATTTCAGGACATAGATACATTGGAATATTTCCTAAAAAACAATTATTATGTGTGAATTATGAATGATAAAGCAACAGAACACTATAACATTACGTTATATGAAATAGAACAAGGAACTTCTATTAAGAAATTAAGAAAGATATTAAAGCAATATGAAGAAGAAGAATTATACGAAGAATGTCAAGGAATACATTTGGCAATTGAGATAATTTCATTTAATTATTTAACACAAATAGCACAAGAAGGTAAAAAACAAAAAATCAAAACAAGATGGAAACGCAAGTAACAAAAGAACTGAAAAGAATAATAAAAGAAGTTACAAAAGTAGATGTAAATATACATTCACGTAAAAGAGAAATAGTAGAAGCACGTTCACTGTATTATACAATACTAAAACAAATAGATAAAAAGAAATCATTGAAATCTATTGGTGATACTGTAAACTTAAACCACGCTACAGTGATACATTCTTTAAAGAACTATCAAATGTTTGAACAATTCAATCCAACATTAAAATTATTCAAAAAAGAAATACTATCAAAGTTAAGTTACAAATCAATTGAGGAAGTTTCATATTCAAATAATTCTGAAACAATAGACAATTTAAATATACAGATAATAAACTTAAATGAAACAGTCAAAGATTTGCAGGATACGATTAATGAATTACAAAAACCAAGAAATAAATTCAATATAATACAAAGTCTTGAGAACCTATTAACAGAAACATCAGGAACAGAACAACAATTAATTATATTAGAGAGATTACAAGCAATGTATAGAATGAATAGAAACATTAAACTTTAAATAAACACAAATGAAAAAATTAATCATTATTTTAGCACTAGGAATTATTAGCTGTTCAACACCTGAACAAGAAACAACAACATCAACAGATGATTGTGTATGTTACAAAGTTTACTACCAATCAACACCATATTATCAAGGCGGTTCCTGGACTTGGGTATATGAAGAAACATCGAAAGAATTATTTAGCACAGGTGGAACTTGTCAAGAAACAGGATACATTAGAATTACAGGTGGTAACTTTTATAAAATTGAATGTAGATAGTTATGACACCAAAAGAAAGAGCAAACATACTGTTTAATAAATATTCTAGAGAATACAATAGAACATTAGTATCTGGAACAATGCAACAAACAGAACACTGGAAAGAAGTTGCAATTGAATTAGGTAAACTATATAAAAATAAATAAGATGAGAGAAAAGATAATAAACAAAATGAATGAAGGACAAGAGGTAGATGCTATGTTATACAATTGGGAAAATATACCTGATAGTTTAAAAAACTTTTGGCACGAATATTTTATAAACAATAAATAAATAATTATGACACTAAAGGAAACATTAGTATGTGCAGTATCTAACTTATTTAGAAACAAGGAAGAAAAAGCTGAATGGATTGAACAAATAGCAGATGAATTTGCTATTGGGTTTTCAGAGTTTATTGATGAATATGATTACAACGGATTTAAGGATACAAAAGAACTATTAGAAATCTATAAAAAAGAAAAAGGATTATAAACAACTATAAGTTTTATTTATTTTTATAAATGAATAAACAAATTTTTTCAAGATGAATGAAAATAATTATGGTGGTAAAAGAGAAGGAGCTGGAAGACCTTCGAAAGCAGAAGAAGTAAAGCTAATTGAAAGATTGAAACCATTAGAAGAAAAAGCATTTAGAGCATTAGAAGCAGGATTAGATAGTGGTGACTTTAAATTTACACAATTGTTTTATAATTACTATGCTGGTAAACCTAGAGAAACAAAAGACATTACAGTTACAAATGAGCAACCTATTTTTAATATTGATTTAGACGAGGTTTAAGACATTATCTTATGGAGTTTATATTAACTACTGCAATTAGAAAGTTATTGCGTCTCAAGCAACGTATTAAAGTAATTAGAGGAGGTACTTCAGCAGGTAAAACTTTTGGAATACTTCCTTTACTTATTGATAAAGCAATAAAAGAACCAATGCTTGAGATAAGTGTAGTATCTGAAAGCATACCGCATTTGCGTAGAGGTGCATTAAAAGACTTTTTAAAGATTATAATGGCACTCGGTAGATATACTGATGCAAACTTTAATAAAAGTACATTGAAGTATACATTTGCTAATGGAAGTTATATTGAATTTTTTAGTGTAGACCAACCTGATAAGTTAAGAGGAGCAAGAAGAAATATATTATACGTAAACGAATGTAATAATATAGACTTTGAAAGCTATTACCAAATGGCTATTAGAACAAGTGGTGATATATGGCTTGATTACAATCCAACATCTGCTTTTTGGGTTGATAAAGAAATATTAACACAAGATAATATTGACTTTATTACATTAACATATTTAGATAATGAAGCATTAAGCGATACAATTATAAAAGAAATAGAAGCAGCTAAAGTAAAAGCATTGACTTCTACATATTGGGCGAATTGGTGGCAAGTATATGGATTAGGACAGACAGGAAGTTTGGAAGGTGTATGTATTACAGATTGGCGGGAAATAGATTTACCAACAGATGCTAGAGTATTATGTTATG